GATTCTGATAAACCTCTTTCCATATAATAGTCTGCAAGATCTTTTAGTTTTTGTTCTAAATCAGCACCTTGACTAAATCCTATTCTTCCGCCGTCTTTTTTACCAGCAAAAAAGTTAGTTAAATAACTTGCGTACTCTTCTTGTTTTTCTGCTTTTTTTAATTCATCATACTCTGCTTCAGTTAAATCAGTATCAATTCCAGTTTCAGCGGCTAGTGCTTTAGCTTCTGCATATGAGGCTGAAAAAGCCAATGCTCCCATTACCGCTGCTTTATCGATAGAGCCATCTTTATTTGTAAACAAAGCTTTACCAAATTTTTTACCTTGATCTAACACAGCATTACCTAGCTGAGTAAAATCTTTATTTTTAAACCCTTCTGTAACTGTTTGTATAAATCCTGGATTATTGTTAACTATTGTGTCTTTAGTAAGTTCACTAACTACCGCTGGAGCATCAGCTGTAATAGACTGTTCTAATACTTTACTTGCTACAGGTTCTGCGTCAGCTGTTACGAAAGATTCTGTAATACTACTTTTAACAGGTTCTGCATCTGCTGTAATTCCTTCAACAGGAGTAGTTCCTCGGTTCGAGAAGAACTTACCAAGACCAGTCTCTGTACCTATAGGGGAACTAAATCCTGATGTAAAACCACTAGGTGTAAAAGCACCACCTGATGCAAAAGGATTACCTTGGAATCCTGCACCACCAATGTATCTTGCAGCTTGTCCACCGCCATATGTTAATGCACCTCTTTTTAAAGAGTCACCAATACTACCAGTTTGGTCAAAGCTACCAATACCAGCCATAGCACCTGCAAGAGCAGGGTTAAATGGAGCTACAAAAGGAGCAGCTTTAACTGCTATATCTGCTACTTCATTAGGTATAATTTTTCTTACAAATTTTTTTAATTTACTTCCTAAACCAAATTTTTCCCTAGGAGCCAATTGCATGATGCCCCCGTTTGCTTGTAATTGTCTGTTCATTAAAGATCTAGATATTGCCATAATTTAAATAAATTTATACTGTTACGCAGGCATAGATATCCTGAAAATACTGTACTTTATTTGATTTTTGTAGGCTCGTCAACAGATTTGAGAGCTCGACTTCCTTGCCACAAATCATCTCTAAAACGACCACAATAAGAATACTCACCTACATGAGTAATATAATCATTAATATATGCATATATCTTACCGCCTATGTCCCGCCATCTTTGACAGAAACCAAAGTCTTCACCAAAATAACGTTTAGTTTTAGGGTCATGTAAGGTATCAAATAAATTATACATGTTAGGTTGTTTGACTTCTTTACCATTAATGATAGTAGCTTGAAAAATTTCTAATTCTGGATTAGCTTCAATTAAATCAGTCAATACTTTTCTTTTAATTAACATACATCCTGTAGGAATATGAGTAAGTTCTACTACACCATCATGGGCCTCTACCTCATTAGGATTGTCTGTTTTAACTGGATAAGTATAACCAGAATTCATTAAATCATCTGGCCCCTGTATAGCATCTTTTTTTTCATGCAGTCTTCTCCACATTTTATCCCAACTTAAAGTTTTCATAGGATAAGGGACACCTATAATATCTTTATCTTTTTCTAACATTTTAAATATAGTTTGTGGATTAAAATCAATATCAGAGTCTACAAATAATAAATGAGTATAGTTATCTTCATGATTTAACATACTAGCAACACATATATTTCTACCTTGTGTAACTAAAGAAGATTTTAATAAAGTAAAACTTACTAATATATTTTTTCTTAAACAAGCTTGTTGAAATTTTAAAACAGCTTGTGTGTAATGCATAGTGACTTCACTATGACATGGTGTACATACCATAATTTTGTATGGGGATACATTTCCTATGTTAATTTCTGTAACCTCAGAATCTACTTTGTTGGTCTTTATAGTTTGATAAGTATCTTTATTGTGTTCTACAATTTTGCTCGAATCTGTTTTATTAAACCAGATGGGTTCATTGTTTTTGCCCGAGGGCGTATTACTTTTTTGCATTAATTGCTCCTTGTAAAAATCGGGCCCAAGACGTAGCTTGTTTGGTCCAGTTATAGTAATTATTAACATACTTAGATTGATCTTCTAAATGACGATGAATAGTAGGGTCATGCAAAGTAATAGCAGCTGCATCAATACCATAAGCAAATTTTTCAGATAAATTTCTGTAGTTAGTATCATAGGGTATATACATAGGAAACTCTGCTCCTGTTTCAAACAAAGCTCCATAATTAGTTGTAATACAGTAAAGACCAGCAGCCATAGCTTCTAATAAAGATATGCATGATGTTTCTTCAAAGATACTTGGATACACATACATGTTATAATTATGAATATTTTCTCTAATGTATTCATTTGGTTTATAACCAATATAATTTACATTAGGTAATTCTTTTGCTTGTTTATAAAGTGCAGTATAATTATAATCATTCTGTTCATAAAATTGTTTTCCATATATCTCACAAGAAGAATACACATCTAAACTAATAAGTGGATTCTTTACTAATTGCATTGCACCTAATAATACACTTAGTCCTCTCCAAGGAGTATTTTGATGAATAATTTTTATAGGTTTGTTTTGTTCATAAGGTTTAGCTTTTCCTATTTTTTCTATTCCATTTTTAATTACTAAACATTTGTGACAAGGTAAACCAAACATCATTCTAAATTTTTCATAGTTCCAATGTGAATTAAATACATACCAATCATACTTGTGATGATTAGCTTTATTTTTAAACCATGGATATAAGTTAGGTTGATCCCAAGAATTTTTTTGCCAAAGTATATTTACTTTATTTGGGTCAGTAGGTATTTTACCGGGAACACTAGTGCAAATTTGCACTTGATCTAATAACTCTTTTTTAACGTACTTGTTTAAAAACTCTAACTGTAACTCAGTTCCGCCTTTAGGGTTTTGGTTTTTCATTTTGTTTCTGCATTACTTTCTGAAGAACCTCTAATCCTTTAGGAGATACTTGAACAGTTACATCCTGCGCAATATCAGGTCCTTCTTTTTTATCTTTATATATTTCACCTGTCTTTGTATTACGCCACGTTGTTATTGTAGTGCAATCTATTTTTGTCAAATTATCCGTTTTCATTCTCTCTGTTTATTAAAGCATAACTTATTAGGCCTTGTATTTTATTACTGCCTGTAGCTGCTTGCACAGTTATAGCATCTCCTGCTTCTAAATTCAAGCCTTGAGGTGAAGCATTTACTTGTGATTTACCAGGTACATCATCTCTAAAAAATTCATATTCAGTATTTGAATCTGATGAATCTACAAAATTCATGTTTACTAAAATAGATGATGACGCATCGTTATTAGCACAATAGACACTTTTAACTATAATTGCCCCAGTGGTAGGACAAGTAAGCACCGTAGCTTTAGCTGTATCAACTTGTTTAAAACCTTGATTTTTATATTGTATTGTCATGATAAAAAATAATTAAAAGCATCCTGTTCGTTTTTTAAATCTTCTTGAAAAGCAAAATTTAATTGTTGTTTCATAGTTGTCATAGACTCAATAATTTGTCTTTGATTTTCTACATCATAATCTTGTTTTGGTTCCGGTATATAATTAGTTAACTTTGCCATTATGCTCTATTTATTTTTCTTAAAGTTTTAGCAAAACGAGCTCGTTGACCTAATTTACCTTTTGCTTTAGCTGCTTTGTTTAATTTATCTAAAGGTATCTTCTCACCTTTTTTAATATTTAAAGCTTTTCTTAAAGAACCTGGTTTCTTAATTGCTTTTTTAATGTTTAGTCTTTTTGTCATTATCTTCTCCCGTCTGGTTGAGCATCCATTCTAAAACTACCATAACGCCATGTTTGTCCTGCAGCATCGTTTTCTACTTTTAATGATAGCAATCTCCCTCGTGCTCTAGTATCTACTTTTTCTGTAGTGCTGGTTATTGTAAAAGGTCCGAGTGGTGACCCTGTTTGGATATCAGAAGGAAAGTCAGAAATAAACAAAGTTACTTTTGAATTACCAACTAAAAATTTATAGTCAGGCATAAATCTTCTCATTGACATAAATAATTCTCCGTCGTCAATATCAAAATCTCCTGATCTAATAAATGCTGCAATTGCTGTAGTTCCTGAACTATTAACTTGATCAGTTCCTATTTCATGAGCATAGTATATTGATGCTCCGTATTTATTTGTAATGCCGGATATTTCAGAAAAAACCGGAGTGCTTGTTGTTTCATAATCTGTTGCATAAGGTAAATTAAACACACCTTGATCTTGGTAAGTAGTTCTGTCTAAAGAACTAGTGGTCCAACAATTTTCTTGATAATTATAAGTTACACATCGATCTATTTGTAAAGATCCTGCTTTAGGATAAAACCAATTTACTTCTGTGTATAAAGTGTTGGGTGCTGAAAAAACTGTAGCAGCTGCATCATAGTTAATTCCTAAATCTCCATTACGTGTAGTAAATACAAAATCTTCTACAAGACATGGTAAAGCTTTAACAGTACCATCATACATAAAAAATCCACCTTCACCCGACATCCAATATACAGCACCATTAACATAACTTGCTGCGTGTTGAGCAATACATCCACAATTAGTACCGACTTGTCTAACACTAAATGTAAATGGTGGACCTACAAATTGAATAACATAAGCAGCTAAATCAGTTAATACAAATACATAATCTTTACCTTGTAAAGCTGCAGTAATTTTATTTCCTGTATCTAATCTAAATGTTCCCGCGGTATTAGTAGCTTTAGGTAAATAAGTATTAAGGTCTTCTTGATTAGAAAATCTTACAAACATGGGATCTTGAGTTAAAGAGTTGCCAATAGTGGTCTCTGTTCCAAAATGAAATAAATGTCTGTCTCTGTCCGATACTAAAGTAAATCTTGTTTTTGTAGGATTAGCAGATGTAGAAAAACCTGAAGTTGATTGCGAAGCTCTTATCGTTCGTGGATTAGTTGCTCCTGCATCCCACGTAAAAGTTTTGCCGTTGAATACTGTTGCAACTAGAACTTCTCCGAAGTTATCTAAAGACCAATTACCAGGATCTAGAGTTACATTACTTGTTCCTCGTTCCGTTCCCCATGTAGAATCGCCCCACAAATAAGTGCTCCATCCATAACCTTTAGTTTGAAAAGTAGGACCAACTTCAACGTATGGATTAATACTAGCTGATCCTGAAGCAGAGGCAGCGCCAGAAGCATTGACCCTCATTTGAATTGTAAAACTGTTTGCATTAGGAACAGTTAATATTTCAAAAGCTCCTGTAGTAAAATCTGTTGCTACATATCCGGTAGGAGGAGTAACTGATGTAAAAGTTACATATCTTCCAACCTCTAGTCCATGACCTGTTTTATTAACTGTTACATTATTTTGGCTAGAAAAAGTATCAAATGTAGCTCCAGTGATTGCTGTATCTAAAGGAGTGATGTCGTAAAATGCTTCCCCATAATATAAGAATAAACCTTGGGATGTTCCAATAGCAGTATATCGTTCACCTTTTAAACTAGTAAATGCTAATTGAGCTCTAGCTGCACCAGGTAAAGTTTCATTGGCCTGTGTAAGTTGTGTCCAACCTCCGATTTTTTCTGGTGCTGTATATCTAAAGCGTACAAAGTCGCCATCTACCCATTGTCCTGGAAGAGCTGACGGTACACTTTGTTTATTAAAACCTGCTGCAAATTTGACTTTTTTTAGTGCCATAGTCTCAAATATATAGGGTTTTTAATTTTTTGGTAGTATTATATTCCAATCTAGCTTGGATATCAAATCATCTAAATGCACTTTTTTTAGTTTTTTTAGCTTGATATAATTAATCAATTCCTCCATATCGACAATAATCCAATGATCACTTGCCTCAAACACCATCTTATCAGCTTTAGAATTAGTCTTTCCTCTTTTACCTAATCCACCATCGGACATTTTAAACATGTCTCTTACATCATATTTATAAAAAGCATTTTTA